CCTCCGGGTCGGGATCGCCGCCCGCTGACTTCTAAAGACAGGGGAGAGCCGGGATGGCTACATCTGCGACTCTCCCCCGCTCGACTAGGACAAGGCCCCCACGCCGGAACTTACGCGCCAGCGCTTACCCGCCCGTCCTAGAAGAACGTGTACTGATAGAACGGAGCGTTCGGATGATTCGCCGTGTCGTCGAGGATGTTCCCGTCGAGCGACCAATTGCCGTAGTCGTCAGCGATCAAGCCGAGCTGTCCGTTCGGATTCAGATTGACCCGCCAAATATCGCAGCCGATCTTCTGACCGTCGACCGGATCGGGAGTGAAGAGGAGATGTCCCTGAACGAATGGGATCGTCGCGCCCGCGACCTGATCGTTCGAGCCGACGAGCGTCCCGTACGTGCAAGTCACCGCGTGCGTCGCGATTGAGGATCCCGCCGGGATATAGATCAAGCCGGACGCCGCGTCCGCGACGACGTAGTCCGTCCCCGCGACGAGAGTGACGGAGTTCGACGTGAGCACCGGAGGAGTCGTGACGTTGTCGACGTTGTTATGCAGGAGCCGGAAATAGCGCCCGATAGCGTTCGGAGCTTGCGCCGCCGAGATGAGCGTTTCCCCCGTGAACGTCGTCGCCGTCGTCGCGAGCGCCGTTTTTCCCGCCGACATCTGAACGAGCGCGATGTGATCGGAGCTGAAGTCCGTCCCCGTGATCGAGATCTTCGGCTGCCGTTTCTTCACCGCCGTCGCGATCAAAGTGACGTTTTTGTTGAGCGACTGATACAGCTCCGCGATGTCGTCCTTCAGATCCAGCTCGAACTTCGTGCAGTTTCCGAGATGCTGGAAACCCGTCGGAAGTCCCGTCGTCAGATCGAAGCGATCAAGCATGATCGACCCTTTGCCGAGCATCGGGACGTGTGCAATCGGATACTTTACGGACATATTTTTCCTCCCTTAACTCTTCGAAGTCGGATCGAGCCTGCTCGTCCGGTACCTAATCGTGAAACTGAGCTTCGCCGCCGCGACCGGAGTGTCGCCTTCCTTCGACGCCCAAACCGTGCGCCCTTCCTCGACTCCGCTCGCGAGTCCGCCGAATCGCTCGTTCGCGAGTACCGTCTGAGCCGCGAAAACGAGAATCGGATCGAGCGCCGCGTCGATTGAGACGCCGGACGATCCCGCCGCGCGACACTCAAGCGTCAGCGAGAACTGACGCTCCGTGAGAGGAGCGTCGTAGACTTGCTGAGCGAGAGTTTTCGGAACGTCGTCGTCCGCGTAAACCATGATCGCCGGGAGAGAGTCCGTCTCTATTGGACGAGTCCGCTCCCGATGAACAGTCAGCCCCGAGGGACCGCCGGAGCTGATAGCCGCGACGAGCGCGACCATGATTTGCTCGCGAATCGATGACGCCAAAATTCCCCCTTGCTAGACGTGCGACTGAGTCGCGTTGATCGAGGGACGGATAAACCACTTCCCCGCGAGCGCCTCGACTTCGAACATATCGCCGACCGCGCCGCCGAGCGTGACCGTGTTATTCGTCCCGCCCGCGAGTCCTCCCGTCACCGTGACGACGTGAGCGTGAGCTGTCGCCGCGAAGATCGAGAGCCGCTTCCCATCGTCGCCCGTCCCCGGACCGCCGGAGACTGGATCCGCGAGTGTCATCGCGAGCGCGCCCGAACTCCCGAGCCGGATCGCGCCTTGCTTTTGCGTGATCGCGCCGGACACAGCGATGATCGCCGGGACCGTTTCGAGCGATCCCGCCTGAAGCGCTGTGATCGCCGCGTCGATAACGTCGAGATTGACCGCTTCGTTCGGAACTCCGCCTGTCTCGCCCTCGACTTCATTGATCCCGTGAGTCGGTTTCACAAGTCCTAGCGTCGTTGTTTTCGACATCGCTTCCTCCCTCGAATTTTCTACGCCCCGAGCAAGAGCTTCGTCAGACCCCCGTCGCCTTCACGAAGCCGCTCGCGAATCGTGAAGCTCTTTCCGTTAGCGACAACCGCGTCGCCGATCTTGCACGCCGGGAAAGCCGACGTTTGAATCGTGAGCGTCGTCGCCGTCATCACGACTTGCCCACGCGTGAGATCCTCGACGATGATCTGATCCATCTCGTCGAGAAGTCCCACTCCCGGAACGACTCCGACCGTGATCGCGATCCCCATATCCGCCATGAGAGCCGGGATGTCGGAGGCGCCAAAAGCCGGAGCCGTCGAGGGAGTTGGCATCTATTTCCCGTGCTTTACCTTCGGAGCCGCCGGAGCGACTTGCTTCGTGACGGGATCCGCGTTATCGGGAGCCGCCATCCTATTCACGGATGTCGGAGCGTCTTGCGGATCGACGTGCTCCGCCGAACCTTCGCCGACGAGTCGCTGAGCGAGCGCGTTCGGAACTTCGTGCTCCGACCCCTTTTCCGCGTGTTCCCCGTTGAGAACGATTGAACGCGTGAGCCGGACACCCTTATGAGTCTTTGCAGTTGCGTCTGACATTTTGTCCCTCGCAGATTGCCGACAAGGGACGGGATCTCTCCCGTCCCCGTCGAGATTTTTACGACGCCGCGCTCGCGCACGGGAAAGGTGTTTACGTTGTGGCGACGAACTTCGCGACGACGAACGCGACCGGATACTTCAGGACAACGTCCGTCAGCATGAACGTCGTCAGTTCGATCATTCCCTGTTTCTTCAGCCGATAGGGATCGACGACGAGTTCGAAGCCGGATCCCCACATTCCGATCACCATCGTTTCGAAAATGCCACGGATCAGAGTGTGGAGAGTCGCGCCGCTCGAACCTTTCGTCGAGTTCTTCGTGACCTGATTCGAGGACGCCGCCTTGTATCCGTCGACCGTGCTGTCGTCCGCCCAGATCGGGAGTCCGATTGTGTTCCCCAAGCGCGCCGTGCGCTTGAGCGAGGACTTCACGCCCGGAGTCGTCAGCCATGCGCCGCCGCCGAGCTGATCCGCGTTCGCATCTTCGAGGAGTTCCGACATCTTGACGATGTCGTCCCACGCGGGAGCGCCGCCGTTGCCAGCATCGGAGAGCATCACGTAGGACTGGACCCCGGATGTGGGGACGATGCCCGTCGGTTGATTCGATCCGCCGCCGACGATTGCGACGGAGTCAATCGCGAGCGCGAGATCGCGCGCGAGATCTTCCCGGACGAGCGTGTCGACATCGATGACAGCCTGAGCGAGCAACTGCCGCGAATAGCTCGAAGAGGACTGATACGTTTTCGGGGAGCTTGCGATGGATCCGAGCGTCAGCGCGGAGTCAGCGACATCCGAGCCGGGATTTTCCCCGACCCATGATCCCGTTGCCCTGCCCGTCTGTTTCGGATAGGAGACGTTGTCGCGGAGTCCCGCAATCGTCCGCGCGCCGAGTTCCTTCACGCGCATCTGATTGTAGAGGAACTGAATGAATTCACCGGGTTCAGTGAACTTCAGCTCTTGCCCCGCCGTCGCCGTCCCGGAGTCCAGCCCCGCGCGTTTTTGCACGCCGCCGTGCTCGCCGAAACGCTTTGTCAGATCGGGAGTCCACGCGTGACGCAAGCTCCACGGGACGAACAGTCCGCCGTGACGCGCGCCGCGCCAGTTCTTCTCGATCTCTTGCGAGACTTCCGTCTCGAAAGAGTTGAATCGCTTCGAGGATCCCGACTTCGACGCTTCGTCGTTCGAGATCGCCGTCATAATTCCCCGAGCGAGGTTGTACTGACGCTGTTCCTTGTCCGTCAGCTCGATCCGATCCTGATTCTCCGCCGGAGGAGCATTGCCCGGACGTGCCGACCGCTTCGCGACTTCTTCGAGAACGATGCGCGAAAACTCTTCGACCGATTTCCCTTCCGCGACCGCTGTCTCGACCATCGCTGAATCAACCGCATGGACCTTGCCGAGCCGAATGATTTCAGCGGCGGCGGTCCGTGAGTTTTTTACTTGTTCTGCTGTTTCCACGTTGACCTCCCTAGAATTCGGCTCGGAAGCCGGATTTATTTCTGAAGCAACTGCACCACGTACCAAAACCGGGAACAGCCTGTCGCCGACCTTGCGTTCATGCCCGACCGTCGGATCCGCCGGAACTCCGACGCTCGACGCCTCCATCGGAGTCCATTTCGTCGCACGAAACGTATCGCCTTCCTCTTTCGAGGATTTTTCTAGCGTGTATTCGTTGACCATGTAGCCGACGGAGATGAAGCGCCGGATCCCGTCCTGAATATCCGTTTTGACTTGCTGAGCCGGAGCTGAGCGAGAAAAACGGACCTGTCCGCGGAGCTTTTTGTCATCGCCGACTTTCGCGTTCTCGACGATCCCGATCACCGACTTCGCGTCGTGCGAATCGAGGAAACTGAGTCCCTTTTTCGCGCGGGAGAGATCGACCGCGTCCGGGGAGTGATCGAGGATCTCTTTTCCAAACCATCGCTCGACCGGATATTCCGACGAGATCGAGATGTCGAATCGATCCTCGTCGCGTTTTCCCTGAGCCTCTTTCCCCTCGTTTCCCGTGTCGTCCGAGTTCTCACCGGAGTCGTCGTCCGCGTCGTCGTCGGGATCGGGAGCCTCGCCCGCATCTTTCTTGCGCTTACGCTCCGCGATCCGCGCCGCGCGCGCCGCGACCTGTTCGGGAGTGAGGACTTTCTTCTCGCGTTTCGGGATCGGAGTCATCTCGATCACTTCGAACTCGCGCGTCAGCATCGGGAGAGAGTCGCCGATTTTTTCCCGCGTTTTGAGAGTTGCCGTCATTTTCTTCCTCCGACCGATATGAGTCGCCGCCGCGTGCCCGCTGCGGCCGATTTTTCCTCTTTGTCGTCGCCCTTCGGATTCGCGTCGTCGTCATCCGTTTCAGCCTCGACCGTGTCCTTCGGACCTTTGTTCACCGTCGGAGCCTTCGCCGTCTGAGTGACCGTGAAGTCGAGTCCGTACTCGTCCGCGATCTTCGCCTCTTGCGCAAGCTCCTCCGCGACATCCTCGAAGTCGCCGCCCTCGTCCGAGATCAGACGAGTCCGGGACTTCAGCCCGGCGTTGATCGCGAGGATCCCCGCTTGAACGTCCTTCAGGGGATCGACCCACATCCAGCCGCGCGCTTCCCACTTGCCCGCTTTGAACTTCGCGGGATCGCGAGAATCGAGGACGAGCGCGCCGGAGAGAAGTGCCATCCCGATCCACTGATCGAAGATCGGCTGCAGCATTTGTTCTTTCACGAACGACTGAAGCATCCGCCATTGATCGCGCTCGATCAGAAGTCCCGAACGCATGGACGAATAATTCACGCCCTCGAGGTCCGACGCGAGCGCGTTGTAGGAGACGCCGAGCGAGGAAGCGATGAAACGGAGCATCGCTTTGATGAACGCCGGGAAAGCTCCCGCCGGATGATCTGGGGACCATGCCTGAAAATCGAAGCCCGGAGGAAGCGATTCGATCACGCCCGGCTGCGCGTCGATTCTGTATTTCGCATCGGGATTCGGAGTCTCATACGTCGATGCGTCCGTGTTTTTGAGGAAGCCCATTTTCGCCGCGCCCGTTCGCGCCGCGACAAGTTCCGCCTCGACATATCCGCCGAGCATCCTCATCTCGACCATGCACGGATGAAACCAAGTGATCCCGCGCGTCTGAGCAACGCGTTCGGGATCGTACAAGTGAAGCATCTCCGTCGCCGGGATCCGCGTGCGGAGGAGCGATCCGCCGAGATCGGAGGGATGCTTCATGTTGACGTAATACGCGACCGGCTTTCCCCACGCGTCGACTTCGATCCCCATGCGGATCTCGTTCTCCGATTTCGAAGCGTAGCGGGAGAACAAGTGATCGACCTGATCCGCGTCGAAGAGTTGAATCGCGAATCGGGACGCATTCCCCGTGAAGCCGGGGACGAGCCGGATGAACACTTCGCCGTCCGTCGCGACGTTTTTGAGGACGAGATTCTGAACTGCCCGGAACGAGAGTTTCCCCTCGACCGTGCAATTCTCTTTCTTCACCCATTCGCCCCACGCCGTTTCGATCTTTCTATTGAGCGCCTCGTTCAGCGTGTCGTCATTGTTGCGGACCTGAGCCTGATAGCCGACGCCGAGTTCGCCGAGCACGTTCGCGACGAGGAGCTTGAGATAGGACTTCGCGACGGGATTGTTTCGGGACAGCTCGCGCGCACGAGCGCGGAGGAGCCGCATGTTCCCTTTGATTTCCTGATCCGCCGAGAGGATCGACGCGATCCAGTCCATCGTGAGCCGACCGCCCATCGCGCCCTGAAAAACTGTGAGGGATCGTGTGCCCTTGAGGGAGAACTCCGAAACGATGCGATCAAAGACTTCGGACGCGAACGACTTGTTCATCGTCCGAGTCCCGTCACGTCCTGCCATGTCGGAGGATATTCGTGACCGTCGCCTTCGACCGGGAACTCGACTTTATACGGGACGCCGAGCTGTCCGGGATGCGTCTGTCGCCAGATCTTCGCTTGCAGCGTCCCGCGAATCTGTAGTAGTTCCCCGACCGGGATCTTAGTGACCGCGCGTCCCGCGATCTGATACGACTGAATATCCGCCGTCAGCCGACCGGAGAGCGCCGCTTCGATCACCGCGAGCGTCCGTTCCTCCCACGAATTGAACGCGCCCGCCGCCGCGATGGAGACGTTCGGTTCGATGTTCATCACAAGCTCGTCGCCCGTGATGTCGAAAGTCTCCGCCGCGCCCGCGCCGGATGCCGCGTGCGTCTCCGGGACCGCCGCGCCGTTCGCGACGACGAAGGATCCCGCTCCCTCGCCGTCGAGAGACAGCGAAGAGATCGCCGCGACCACGTTGTTCCCGCTGTTCGAGAAACCCGTGATCGTGACTTTCATCCCATCGAACGGAGGAAGATTCGAGAACGAGCTGAACGCATAGATCGCGTTTCCCTCGCCGTCGACCGTGACGCCCGTCAAAACGAACGCCGTTCCGGGATTCGTGAGCCGTTCTGCGTAGCGATAGGGACCGGGAGCGAGAGAGGAAGTGTCGGAGGGATCGAACTGGATCTGAAAAATGCCGTCGACGACGAGCGCCGCTTTGTTGAACTTTTGTGTCAGACCGTTCAGATAGATCGTGTACGCCCATCCATCCGACGGCTGAAACTCGTCTAGCGTCCGCGTGTAGCGTACCGTCGTCCCCGCCGGAAAGTTCTTAGGGACGACGTTGTCGACGACGGGAGCCACGGAACAAAAAGTACGTTGTTTGCCGGAGGGAGCGGTACAAGAGACTTACTCAGTAGCACATTCCTATAACGAGGACGGCTCCCCGCGCCAGAGCGGGGAGCCGATGAAGGAAAAGAATCGGGATGGAGCTGAGAGGATTTTACCGCAACAGAAAGCAAAACGCTCCCCGAAATTCGAGGAGCGTCCGCTGTGCCCTGCAAGGAAAAGCGAAGCCGGATCTTAAAGTTTCGGACCGCCGGAAGATTGTGCAGCGAGCGCCGCGAGGAACGCGGAGCCTTTCTTCGTCCCGATCACGATCAAACCCTGATCGACTCTCCCGACCATTCCATCGAACGCGACCGACACGTCGCCGCGATGCCAGCGAGCATGGAC